TTCAAGAATTTATAGACATGAATGCGCCGCCAGAACCACCTCCAGCAAACCTCCCACAATAATATTAGGTATAACATAACTATATTACCATAAAAACTAAACATAAAAAATAAAAAAATAAAATTAGATTTTATTTTTTTATTTTTTTATTTTTTATGTTTTATGTTTAGTTTTTATGGTAATATAGTTATGTTATACCTAATATTATTGTGGGAGGTTTGCTGGAGGTGGTTCTGGCGGCGCATTCATGTCTATAAATTCTTGAAGACTCATTCCTGTGCTTAGGAAATTATCTCGAATAATGTTATTCATAAAACGATATCTATGAATAAATACAGTTAGTTCATCCGATGAGTGTATGCCAAGTGTCATGAGTTTATGTGTAACAATATTAAGTTGTTGTAAATAGGTATGATTAAACTGTTCTAATGATACTATTTGTTGTTTAAGATCATTAATTTCACGATTCGGTTCCATCAGGGGGGCTCTACACATAGGACAATTTGTATTACCTACTGATATATTGGTCATAATACAATCCGTACAAAAGATGTGTCCGCACTTTAGTTCAGTTCTTGGCTTATCGCCAATATCTTCGAGACAAATAACACATTGTAGTTTTTTAGGAGCAAAATGTGTTTTTTTAAATGGATTAAGTGTGTGTGAAGGAGGCGGTGGTATTACAGGAATCAACCCATGTGTAGGTGCTGGTGGTATAAGTGTAGTAGATGGTCGTGTGGATGTTGATTGACCAGCTACAGTAGGCCGATGTGTTGGAACAGGTGGAACTTCCTGAACACCCGCACGCAGTAGCGGACAGGTTTTGCGATTATGTCCGCTGATACCGCAATGTCCACAAGGCATAATATAAGTAGTGTATAAAATGTAGAGAACAAGTAATGGTTGAATGTGAGAATTATAATATTAGAGCATACAGTATCAAATTTTTTTATATTTAAAGATAATATTGGAATAATACAAGTGAGTAAATAATAATTATAAATTTGATTATAAATATTTTATGATTGTAATAAATTAATAAAATCAATACATTAATAACTATGAATTACTGGTGTGAAGTGTGTAAATATAATTTTAATCGGTGGTACGAACGGGTAAAAAATTGCTGTTCGAAATGTGCGAAAGTCTATGTTGAATTTAGTGATTATATGATAGATAATCATGTGGTACTTTAATAATAATAATAATAATAATAATAATAATAATAATAATAAAATTTGATAAAAAAGTATATTTATTTTTTTTATCAGATTATATACAATGGCGCATATCCATGTAAAAAATGTAAATGATATTCTTACTACTATGGGATATGATACACAAGAAGAATGTATGAAACAAACTCCAACTCGGTTTAGTACATATATTCACTCGTTTAGAAAAAAAACAGATAAAGATTTTGTCGATTATTGTACTAAAAAAAATATTAAAAATACGTATATGAAAGAATCCTCTCTGCCTGTAAAAGTGACTGTTGATGCTATTTCTGTTCATTCTGTTTGTAAACATCACATGTTACCTTTTTACGGAACCGTTTGTATATCCTATATTACAAAAGGGTTTACATTAGGCTTAAGTAAATTTAAACGTATTGTTGATTTTACTTCTAGTGAATTAACCACACAGGAAGAATTAACTCAGAAAATAGTAAAAAATATCTTACTTGTATTACCTGTAAACGAATTACAGATTAAAGTAGAATGCGTTCATTCGTGTATGATTATACGTGGAGTAAAAGATTTACGTACGACTACAAAAACCGAAATTTATATAAAAGAAAATGAATTAGGAGTAAATAATTTAATTACTAACTTGTGTTAAATAATCACATAGATAACAGTTTATGTGTAACATAGGTAATAAGTTTTTCCGAACATTCGTCCCAAAATAATTTATCGTGATCATAATATTGTTCATTTGTCATTTCATTATAATTTTCTATATGTAAAGCTTTTTTTGTTTGTGTTAAATATAAATATGCTTCTAGTTGAACCTTTTCATAGGCAGGTATTTTATAAAACAACCTTCTTGAACGGTTTTTACTTTCTACGACTGTATCTGTTCCAATCATTCCATCAATTTTTCCTTGAACAATAATTATACATACATCGTCCGAATATAACACACGTGTATATAACCTATTATTTCTTTTTTGAATAACAATTTTATTTTTTTTTTCTGAATGATTTAAGGAAGATTCTTCGTTATGCGTTCCCCGTGCTTTAATTAAATCACTATAAGTGCTTTTTTCTAACAGTTTTTTAACAACAGGTGTTTGTTCAAGTATTTTATGTAAATTAGCATGTGATTCTTGTTCCGTTTGTTTATCTAACTGAGGTGCTATACACATAGTGTTAATTTTTTTTTCGATATCTTTTTTAGTTGATTGTTCAGATAATTTAAGTTCTTTTTTAATAGTTTGTAGTATTTGTTTATCTTGTATTTGAACTAATTTTTTTTGAATATCCGTGCGAATGATTTCTCCTTTTTTTAGACGATTTCGGATTAAAATTTTTTCTGTTAGTTCATTAATATCTTGATACTTGTTATGTCCCGTAATAACAGCCAGTTCACTAGCATTTAATCGAATAGTCGTAGCCATAATATTATATATATATATGTATTCTTATGTATAAGTATATAATATCAAATTTAAAAATATAAAATGTAAAGTCAATATACGTAGGTATATTTATATAACAATACGTAAAGAAACAACATCTGTAGAAATAGTAAATTGAGAATCTTGTAAGGATTGTGTAAGAGTATCTTTACACGAGGTTTCAAGATAATAAGTAGTAGTAACAGCATTTTCTATTACATCTTTGTTAAACGTATTTTTAGAAGTAATAGTTACGATATTTTTGTTTTTTTTTGATACCATTTCAAAAAGAGTATCAACCATAGCGTCTTTATTCATTCCCAATGCGTTGGACAATGTATCCATTGTTCCAAATGAACGAATCACACCATCACTACATAATCCTAAAAATAAATCTAATAAATAAATAAATTCTAATTGAGTAACACTTGTAATAGAAAAGAATAACATATTAGGGTTATCAACAAATGTTTCTATAAAGTTTTCCGAATTGTCCATTGGTATAGAAAAAAAAACTTCGGTAGCATCTTTATATTTTTTTTCAGGTAAATATATTACTTTTATTAATTCTGTTAGTTTTTCGGAGGATTTACCTTTACAAACATGGTTGTCTATAGTCGTTTGTAATGTATCTATAGTTTGTTCTGGCATAGGATCAGTTGTATCTAATATAACGGGTTGTGTAGTAGTAAAACTATTAAAACTGGGGAGCAATGAATCAAAAATGTGTATTTCTAATTCAAATAATATATTCTGTATACGTTCCGATAATGACAATGAAGATACTGTATCTTTTGAGATAGCAATATATTCTTCTATCTCTTGTATAACAAGCTGTTCAAAAAAAGTATCTATAGAAAAGGTACTATTTGTTCGTTTACAATGTATAATAGCAAGTATATCATTTAAATTGATGTCTAGAGTCACTATTTTTTGTAGTAAATGAAAGGATATATCAAGTTTAATATCAAAAGGATTTAATTTACATAAATAGATAGTGTGTTGTAATATATTCGTAAGTCGTTTTTGTATATGTAATTGTTTTTCATACACATTTTGATACGAATAAATAGGGATATCAAATAAAAAAGTGTGTAATTGTATAGATAAAAATGTAATAATATAATCGGTTGTTATGGTGAAATCAGTTGTATTGGTAGATTGTTCAATATGTTCTTCCATTAATTCAAAAATGGGTTTAACATAGAGTTTTTTATATTCTTTTATTTTATTAACTACTGTATCATTATCTAAATCTAATGAAGATTTCATAATGTCAATATTCGAATCAATAACTGTTAATAATTGTGTATATATCTTTGTAAGATCAATATTATAATGTGTGTTATTATTCGTTGAAGATGTTACGTACGATATACGTTCTAAATACAATTGAAAGGTAATCGCGGTAGTGGATACATCCGGTAGATTAGGATATTTTTTTACAATATCTTCAAATAAAGTTAATGGAACTCGCATAGAAGAAAGTAATTTTTCTAGAACTTGTTTCATATTTTGAAGTATACTTATATTATCTGCTAATGTTCCCTTAACAGTAGTTTGTGTAGGTTGAAATGTCTTTGGAGTAGTGTTTACGGTTGAGTTAGTGGTATCACAATTTCGAAAAAATGTATGTATACTTTCCATAAAAGCATTAGTATCTACAGTATTATCTGGATATTGTAGATATGCGATAATGTCAATACTGATGAGTAATATATTCTGACCTTCAAATAATCCTGAAAGTTGTAAATAATAATATATAAATAATAATAATTTGTTTTCTTTTTCGGGTAATCCTAGACTGGCTATTTTAGTAGCATCTATTTCAGATATTTTTATTTTGGGTAACGACATGCTATCATATATATCAATTTGAGGTTGCATATTTGTTGGGTCCATTATGTATTACTTACTATGTAATATATAAATATAAATTAAATTTTATATTTATAAAAAAAAATCAATTTCATTTTAGTGCTTATGTAATAATTGTTAACAATCTTTAATATTTTGCGTTAATAATAACCGTTGTACACTTCCATTATACGTATGGCGTCTATATATTTTATTTGTTAATTGATGATAAATAGATGTTTCTGTTAAATTATACTCAAATAAAGGTATATAATTTTGCGGGTCTAATACACAATTATTTTCATTTTTACATGTAGTAGGAATATTATTATTGGTATCTATCCATGGATAATATGTCCCAATAATATTAGAATATTTGTCTACTAGTATGCCATTATTTGTTGTTGTTATATCGGGTATTTTAAAGACTTTTATACTACAATAATTTTCATAGTCAATAATTTTACATTTTAAATAATTATGAGTAATATACTTTTTATATACACCAATACGAAAACTATTTTTTCTAAACACTATTTTATGTTTTTGTCCATACTCTTCGTATGTTTGTATGATGTCATCACTCGGCTTCACATTTACTAAACCTATATAATCATTATATTTATCACAATGATAACATATATTAGAAATAGTAGAAACAGGATTAAAACATTGTTCATTTATATTTAAAGTGACAGGATTAAATCTTCTACAGCGACATCGTTTTATTTTATTATGTTTTATGTCATGTAATAGTATTTTACCTATAGATTTTCTGGTAATATTACTATTATTATGTATATTGTTAACAAAGTTTTTTAACTCATGATAATGGGTGGTCATAATAAACCAATCATTAATATAGTAATGTGTGTATACCATAATATACATGGGGTTATGTATATCAAATTTAATATTTATGGAATAATTATTATATAATTATTGAATAATTATATACTAATTATATACTAATTGTTATATAATTATTTAAATAGTAGATATTCTTGTCATATATATATGAGTACGATTATGTTTCCAGAATCTATAGAACAAAAAGAACAAGAACTACCTGACACGAATGAAAATAATATACAATTAACAATTAACAAAGTTAGTAATGTTCTCAATGAATTAGATAATATAAGTAGTGATTCTATATTAGATATTTTAGAACAATCCGAACCACAATCTATTAATTTAGTTAAAAAAAAGAATGATGGTCTATACAGTTTAAATACATATGACGAAATTTTTTTTAAAAAATATAAAAATCGTTTAGTTAGAAAAAAGGCATTATATATATTATCCTCGGAATTATTTCAAAAAAAAGCGTTATTTTTAACTATACCGAGTATTTTGATAACTTGTTTAATGAGTATTATTTCATTTTTTAGCGCTTCTACTTATTTTTCTGAAAATACACGGATTATTTTAGGATTAGTTGTAGGAAGTTTAGGTAGTGTAGGAACATTATGTCAATCGTTTCAAAGTGCCTTAAATTATAATACAAAGGCAGAAGCCTTTCGAACCGCTGCTGAAAAATACGATAAATTAATTACTAAAATTAAATTTGAGCTATATAACCATGATGAAACAGATTTTATTGATAAATTGGAAAAAGAAGTTCTTAAGATAACCTCTGATTGTAAATATTTTCCTCCACAAAGTGTTAAAAATATGATTCAAATAAATGACAAACTAAAACATATGATTGAAGATGATGACCACCACCGAGAACAAAATCAGAATAAAAGTATTAATGTTACAATACATAAATAAATTCATAATTTAAAAATAAAATATATATAGAATGTATTATTACGTGTAGTATGAATGTATTTGTATACAAAAAAACCTCCACAGATTTTGAAAAAGAGGAGAAAATAAACAAAATAAAACTAGATATGTTAAAAGATTTATTTAGTGTATTACATATAGATATTAAAACTAAGTTTGATTTAATTAATGTAGAGTTAGATCGACACGCTTTATTACAGGAGCCTTTTTATTCATATGTTATTAACTATAAACAAAAATTAAAAACATTGTATAAAACATCTCATTATAATTGTTTACATACAAATTCGGAAACAAAACAAAAGTTTCCCTCTATTAACTTATTGCGCCAAATATTAAAAAGCAATGAATTACGATTATATCCACAATATCGTTGTTTGGGATATGATGATAATAAAAAAAAAATAGTTCAACGTTATTTTATTATACAACATTTAGATAAAGATGAACTTATAAAATAATAGTTAAATAGTATTAAATTTTCACTGAGCTTCCACCTGAAGCGAATTCTTCCATCGACAGATCTGATCATGGCGCAGGAGGAGGAGGAGGAGGAGGAGGAGCTGCTCCACCGCCACCACCGCCAGCGCCGGCCTCGGCTGCTTGGAGCGCTGCCCAAGTACTGTTCCAAGCGGGACAATTTCCAGCATCGGGGACATTATACATGCTTGGCGGCAGGCTGAGGCGAATGGAGATATTACAGGTAGGTAACCATCGGATAGTTGATGTATTATTGTTCAAATGTAATATACTATAAATACTAACAGGGGTAATTTTAGATATAGCAGCACCAGACATAACAGTTGCGGAAACATGTTTCATATTTATTGTTGTCTCTCCTGCTGAATCGGCAGTAGAAGGATCTTGATCCCATGGTAGTTCACTTACCCCCATAAGTGAAATGGTGCTGCTGTTTCCATAGGCCCACCCCGTCGCCGGCCAAATATACTTGTTATCATCAACATTCTCCGGGAGATCGGCTCTCAGCACGACACCGAAGTGTATCATGTCTTGATGTCCAGATATGATAGTTTGTATACTATTACGTTGAATAATTCTTTCTATACCGTTTCTGAAATACGCCAGTCTCCCGGATCTATCATCTTCTCGTCTTCCTAAGGGAGCATCATCCGGACTAGAAGTATGAGAAAAGTCAGACCACATAAAACCCTTCGCAGCTTGAGGAGTACTAATCGTGTGAATAGAATTATCATTAGCTGAATCTAAGAAATTTATAATGTCGTTTTCTTCATGGGCCTCACTTATTCCACCATGACAAAATTGATACCACAATGGTGCGGGGTCCATCGAGGCGGATCTTGATTTAATAAATAATCCAAGAGGCAAATTTTTAATTAGATTCTCCAAGTTGACGGATTGAGTTGGGAGTTGACCTGCGATTTCCTTTCCGAAACCGTAATCAGACTGAGCGGGGATGCGCCGCCCCGACCGATCTGTGCGCGCGCGTTGCGTTCCATATGTGTCTTGTTCTTCATGATTACCATTTAATATGAATACTTTGTACTCTGTAGTGTTGTCCGGTATACTCCAGTTATTAATTATAAATAAATTATATATTAAGTACATAATTTCCACCCCATATGGACCCCGATCAACTAAATCTCCCATTAATACTAAATATGTTGGTCCATTTCTATTTGTTAATTCCCATTCACTGTTAAATTCACCCTTCTCTTGTAAGTCAAGTAACGCGATTTGTAGGGAATGTATATCACTATGAAAATCTCCAAAAGATATTATGTTCGCATTATTCGGTAAGGTATATTTTAAAATGTTTCTTTCACTGTTTATGTCAAAGTCCGTGCCACCGCTTACATGTAAGCGATCATATATACCATCTACTATAGGTACTATATTTTGTATTTGTGTTTCAGTTATAATTTTAAATATTTCCATGTTATATCCACAAGTGCTGTTTTTACCTTGGCACTTCCCGTATGTGGGATCAATCAAGTGTGGTGTTGTGGCGAGGTCGTCGGCTGGTCTGTTTTGTTTGTGTATATATGATACGTAATTTTTAGGTCTTCTACCTATAGCTTGTATTAGATTGTTTATTTCAATGGCATGAACTCCAACGGGAGGTGGAGGTGGAGCCGCAGCCTGCGCTCC